TAAGTTGTTGCGAAAGTTATCTGTTTCTCTGCGGCCTCGGCTATCAGCTCTTCGGTGAGGCGGGCATAAGCGTCGGGGTGGACGACAACGATAAAGCCATTGGCGCCCTGCCTGTTTGCAACAAGATGCTTCAATGTTTTTAGCGACAGCTTAGGTGAGTCCGCGAATGATATATCTTTGGAAGCGTAATAAATCAAAACATCTTCAAGCTCAGAACAACCCTGAAAAGCGTTTGATACAACTGCATCGCCCGACAGCGATATGTGTCCTGTCAGCCTCCTGAACTTCGGACAATTAGAGAACATCGACGTTATATCGTTTGCCCATACAACAAATGCCGCCGACTCCAAATCAGTACAATTACGGAAAGTATACCGGCACTTACATTGTATCACGGATTGTATCGGCAAAAAGAGCGTGGTTCTCAGTTTTGCATCCATATATTTGGCACTGACATCCACATCTTTCGTCGAAGACCAATACGTCAATACAAGCATCGCCTCTTCATAAGTCAGCCATAATTCGTTAAGATAGAAAGGATGCTTGGCGTCGGGGGCGTTCTCGGGGTCATATTTACCACAGGGTACACCATTGTACCCAAATGATGCCGCCTCATTCCACATATCCACGAGCAGCGCGAACTTCGCCTTTTCCAGCCCTTCGTCAACATTGCCTCCGTCAGCAGTCTTCACGAGGCTTGCGAGGGTATGAGGATACATCACCTCACCCGTGCTTATTTCTGTTAATATTGTCTGTTTTGCCATTATTATACCGTTGCAAAAGTTATATTTTTAGCGGCTGCATCTATCAATACCCGGTTCCATTCTGTATTGGCTTCATCCGTGAGTTTGGCGTAAACATCGGGGTGAACGGTGATTGTCGCCCCGTCAGGCACAGCTTTTGGCGGGATGAAACTCTGAACAGACGCGAGCGACAACAGCGGAGACCAATGTATGTCGAAGCCAACCTTTTCGCAATAGAACCGTATTTCTTTTAGCTTAAAGCAATTATAGAAGATATTTATCGGTGGTACATTATGATATGCCGCGCGTAAAATGTGAGTGGAGCACACAACTTCTTCCAATGAAGAGCAGTCCGCGAACATCGAGCTTGCTTCGCTTAGGTTGATTGTTGCGTCGTATGGAGGCCCGATTATAGAAATGCGCGTTACACCAACCGCCGACTCAAAAACGCCGGTACCTTTCAGCTCATGTGTCGGTACTCTCAACGGTAGCACGGTTGGCAGACGGCATCCCCTGTAGACTCGCTCAAGACTCCATAGGTTCTGAGTATATGACCGCTGGTAGATTTCCACAGCTTCGTCATAGGTAAACCACAGCCTGTTCCCCATAAAGGGATGCTCCGGGTCGGGAGCGTTATCGGGGTCATAGCCTCCATACTCACCCCACGCCTCATTCCACAAGTCGACGAACAGGGCGAACTTCGCTTTCTCCAGCCGCGACTCGATGCTCTGCTTCTCCGAGGTCAGGCGCGTTTCCAAGTCCGAGCCGTTGGGGCATATTACTGCCCGGGTAGTAGAGACGGGATATATGGTTTCTCCCGAAGCCCTGTCGTATAGTTCCTGTATCTTTGCCATAATCAAATCGTTGCGAAAGTTATATTCTTTTCGGAAGCAAGAGCTGTAAGTACATGCCACTCCGCGTCAGCCTCGTCGGTCAGCTTCGCATACACATCGGGGTGGACGGTAATGGTGATTGCAGTGGTGTTGGCGGCGTTGTCAACAAGATATTGCAATGAAGCAAGTGAGAGCGATTTGCAGTCCTGGAAATTAGCACTATACTTCAATCCGCTTATCCAAACATCCTCAAGCCGTCCGTCAAGCATAAATGTGGGATAATATATTGGGGAGGTCATGTTAGACACGTCCAGAACTCCATCTATCTCTTTAAGATTAGAGCAAGTATGGAATGTAGTGGTGAAATCGCCTATTCTCACAATGCAAGGTGAAACATTGCTCCGAAAAACGATTTTAGTCAGCCCGGCAGCAGACTGGAACATGGAACTTAACTTAACCGAAGCATTGGGGAGCCATACCGGCAGAAGTGCGCGAACCGTGGCGGCAAAAAACATTCTGGAATAATCATCGGTTTTGCGTTTGCTGTAGAGCTGCTTGATTTCCACAGCCTCTTCATACGTCAAATCGTCAGTGCCATTGCAGCCGTACGTCACTCCACTTACTATAACGGTACCGCCCGCAGCTCTCCACTCGTCATCGAATACCTTCATCTCCGGCCTATACACGTCCTCGACCTCCATGCTCGACTCGCGGGCAGCCGGCATGGCGTCGACATCCGCCGTCGTAACCACCCGGTTTAGCCGCTCTCCGTCAAACGAGTATACCTGATTGCCGCATATAAATAACGCATCCGTTATCATAATCGGCGCCATGCCAATGGTGCTTATGGATTGCACCGGCCCATAGGCAACACCATAGTCAATCCAGTATATGGCCTTTTCCTGCCGAACAAAATAGTAATTTGTCGTTCCATGCACAGACTCTAATCCGTCAAGTTCTTCTACAGCATCTACGATGCCATTCAGACTCACCAAGGGAATTTTCCCCAATCTGTAACTTAAGTCCGGTAAATCAATCATCACAGGCATAGCATATGAGTCAACAATATCCTGTAGTTCCTCGACACGTCTTTCTGAAGACGACACGTGGCCGTCGAACTCATCGCGCAGTGCATCCACCTTTTCTGTCGTCGATGCACCCTCGTCACCCGGAAATGCCGTCCCGGGAGTGGCGCCAAGAACAAGCCCCGACCCTACCAGCTCAAGCCTTGTCCCGCTCCAATGATAGACCCTTTTCTCCCTCGTCGACACATACACCTTCCCTGCTTCAGGCACTCGACCGGCCAAAGACAGACGGCCAAAGACATCCCCGTCCTGCCAGTTGCTGTAATATCTGAACCTGTCAGCCGGAGTCCCCGAGTCTAAGTCGCTTTGATAATCATCATCCATTATCGCATCAGCCGCCGCTGAAAGCCCCTCAGCTGTAGCCTCCATTCCATCGTCGGCAGCAGGTCGCCTCCGAGACTCCGCAAGCAGAAAGACATGGTGCTCATCGTCATACACCACCATACACCATGCATCTGTTGACACACATCCCGACACCACACCAAGTTCAACAGTCACACCACTGACCACCGCGCCAAACTCAACAACATCATCGACATAGCCCGGCAAATGTGCTGCCGGCACCTTGCCGTCGACGCCAAGAGGAGCTATGCCATCAGGCTGCCCCTTGCTGTCAGTCACAGCCTTGGCAGCATCCGCAGTCGTCTGTGCAGCATCGGCAGCAGACTGTAGCAGGCGGATAAGACGCTCGTGGGCAACCTGCTCGGTCTGTAGTCCTTCTATGGCATCATGATGCTGCCCGACATCGGTTTTTATCACCTCAAGCTCGCCCTTAAAACCCTCGACTGTCTCCAGATACGCAGCCGAGTCAATAGTGAGTGTCCCGGCAAGCCTCGGACTCCCGTCAGCATCGTATTGACCGTTCCATGCGCCTCCGATACACATATAGACATGCGCCGGAAGAGTATCGCCCACCAGCGCCCACCACCCCTCCTGCGGAGTGGGGTACGCCTCGCGCAAGCTCTCCGGTGTAATGAACAGCCCTTTGCTCGGCCCCTTGACATTCGGCGCATCAAGCCAGCCCTTAACCGTCAGATTGTGATTGATAGTGGCTGAGCCGCGCACTGCCGCGTTGCCGCCTGTGGTGACATTCCTGCTTATCGCAACATCTCCATCGATTTGTTTTGTCGGGATTGAACTCATCTTTACTGAATTATTGATTTTGCCAAGTCGGCCATAACCGTCGATTTATCATTTTCGCCATAAGTCGCCAATACCAACGACGCCACAGTATATATCACCGCTGTATAGCACCTCTCGCTGATGTCTATGCCATCATCCTTATCTATTTGTGGATAGGGTACATACAACGCCCGGCTCACGTAGGCATCCCTACTCTTGCACGAGTAGAACTCCAGCGCCTTCCCCTCCGCTCGGTTGACGATTGCGCATACCGGCTTCTGAGCTGTGCCGCGTAGTGCCTTTATCCGTTGACGTTGTAAGGCATATTCCGGCTCTGCCGGACTTATGGCTCTGAATACGGCTTGCTCCCAATCGCTCATCTCAAATACGATTAGGCGCATGAAGTCATCCGGTAACAGCACCCATCCGCTTTCAAGCTCGCCCCAATACACCGCATCGCCGAATGTGTGCCCCTCTTCCAAGAGGTATGTCGGCGCGTCGCTATGCACTCTGACGACGGCCTCCAATATCTTGCTTTTTACTATATCGTCAAGAGCAAGGGTATCAACGTCGTCAGTCTGCAGCAGCTGTTCGTTCGTCATGTTTTGGTCAAGGCATACGCGCACATCGCGCATAATCTCGTGAATGTTATATACCATGGCGTCATTGTGCTTTATTCCTGTTCGCTGGCACTCTCTGCTTCTTCTCCGCTGTTGAGCGTGTCAAATTTTGCACCAACAAACTTCACACCATGCTCTGATGCGGCTTTCTGCGCGGCATCGTAGGAGCGGACTTTGTAAGAAGAAATGTTGAAATGCTCTTGCAGATATGCCTGTGCGTCTTGGAGGCAACTTGCTTCTACGATTGTGAGGCCGTCTGCCGCCTCATCGTTTGCGACTTCTTCGGCTGACGCTGTTGCTTCCTCGGCGGATTGTTCTGCTTCGGGGACAGGAGCCGGTGCAAGGCTTTTGGCCTCCTCGACTTTGGCCTCAACCTCGGCAGGTGCAGGCGCAGGAGCTTCGGGAGTCGGAGCGACTGTTTGGGGTTTATGTGCCGGTGCTTTGGGCTTCGGCTTTGCGGCTTTTGTTGGCTTCGCAACATCGGGCAATGCGGTTCTGCGCAAAAGAATGATGCGACCTTCCTTGAAATAGGTGCTTTGCTCAATCACTTTCTGAATGAAAGGATTGGCCGTTGTGTACTCGGCAGGAGTAACACCATACGAAGTAAGCGCTCCGCCGGTGAAATGTACCCTTACAGTAGCGGCTCCGGCTTTAATCTGTGCGACCCAATCAACAAGTCGGGGTGCGCCATAAGTGATTTTTTCCATTGTCTTATATGGGGTTTGAGATTTGTTGAATGAAAAAAGTGGCGGTAAGGCGTTGGCCGCACTCCGCCACTTTTCCTGTTTAATTTGATGATACGGGTTAGTCTGCGATGATTTCACCTGTGAACTCTACCCAACCGCCTGTTTCACCCTTGTACTGCCACATCTGACCGTTCTGTGCGGCGGCATTGATGCCGGGGCAGTCCTGTGTGAGCAGATATACGCGGCCTTCAACGAGGTCGGCACCGGCAGGAGCTTCTTCGCTCTCCCAAATGGTGTAGGTGGTAGCACCGGCATTTGCCTTTTCGCCCTCACCGTCAATCCAAATGTGACAAGCACCTTTGAGTGCGAGGCCGTCCCACACAACGATACCCTTGCGAGTAGCTTCTTCGCCCTCCACACGGTCGTTGAACTCGTGCTGCTGCGAGTAGATGTAGTGGACGAAGCGGTCTTCGCCTATGAGGGCGCCGGAGTTGGAATAGCCGAGAATGTCAAGAGTAGGCTCACGCTTGATGTCGATGTCGCCGAACACGGTGTGAATGCTTGTGACAGTCCAACCGATAGGGTTCGTCTTGGTGACAATCTGAATTTCCTTGTGCTTGCTGAAGTCGATGCACTGCAATTCTTCAAGGAGGTTCTTACCTGCAAGGAGCAGGGCGGTCTTGGGAACATCTTCGCCGGTGAAATACATCTTGGCAAGGGCAATGAGCTTCTCGTAAGTCCATGAACCTGCGTGCTGCAGTTCGCGCTTGAACTGCCAACGGATACCCTCGGTGAAGTAAACCATCTGTTCGCCGAGCTTGGGCACCTTGACAGGGAGCTTGCCTTTGATACCCGTCCACAGGGTGCGATTGCCGGCACGCTTGAAATTGAGGATTGCCTGTTCTGCGATGAGGCTCTGCGTGAACGGAATGTGCTTCTTCTGTGCCTCGAAGTAGTCGGAAACAACTTGGTTCATGCCACGCTTCTGAAGATATACAATAGAGGGGCGAGGCACGATGAGGTCGGGGTCTACTTCTTTCTGCGTTTCATACATCGCATTGGCGAGAAGTTTCACCTTTGAACCGGCAGGAATAGCAGGAGTTGTGCAGAAAGCATCGGTCTCGTTTGTTTTCGGACCATTGACTGCACGAACTACGGGGTTGTCGGTGGTTGTGTCACGGCCTGTAACAAAGAGCATGAGGCTCTTGCCGGGGGTAACGGTCTTGCCATCGGGAGCATAGCCGTCCACATCGGGGACGAGAAGTGTGTGATAGTCGCGCGGAATGTTTTGGTCGCTTGCCGCAAGGGGAAGTACGAACTGAGCCTTTGAACTTGCTGCGACTGCGGTGTCCGTTGTGAGGGAGCTGCGCTGCTCGTCAATCATGAAGTGTTCAACTTCGGGGCTGTTGACCTTGACTTTCTTTGCTTTGAGCATAAGCGACATGAGTGCCGTGTCCTCGCTTTGGAAGCGGAACAGTTGGTCGTCAATGTCTGTTTCTACGAGATTGCCTGGTGCTATGCCGCCTGTTGCGCCCGCTACAGTGCTGACGGTAGTGGCTTGACCCGGTGCTTGGGACTGCACCCCGGCTGTGCCGGGAGAGGTGGGAACTGCCGCTCCCGAACCTACAGTTACGTTTTCGATTTCTGCCATAGCGTTATAAAATTAAATGTAAATTGTCTATTTATCGGTTGATACTATGTTACCCGGCTTGATGCCGCCTGTTGCTGATGCAAGATTGCTGACGGTTGTCGCGCATCCCGGAAGCTGCGTTTTCAGTCCTGCACTACCTTTGGTGGGTTGCAGAGGCTTTTCGACAAATTTGATATGTTCACCCATTATCGCGCTCCGTCTGCAATGTCAAAGATTGAACCTTTATCACGAGAGGGCGCAGGTGCATTGTTGGCTCCGCCCAAAGTCGGAGTGCCGTCACCGCGCTTAGGCTTGCGAAGCTTTGCCTCAGCTTTGGCATTCTTGCCTCTGATTTCGCCCTCCTCACTTGCGGCGGCGATGTCTGCATCGTGATTGATAGCTTTGAGAGCCATGTCGATTGTTTCGGGTTTGATGATACCGATTACAGCGTCATTCGTAACCTCCTTAATCCAATCGGCGGCAGCGTCTATCTGCTCATCGGTAAGACCGAGTTCCTGCTGTTTCTGCTCAAGCATAGCAAGGGTGGCTTTCATATTCTTTTCCCACTCCTCTTCAAGTCCTTTCTGCTTGGCCATGCGGTTGATGTATTCTTTGTTGCTTGCAGAATACTCGTCCATCTTTGCAGGGTCATCGAGCATTTCCTTTACACCGTCAATGCCGATACGGTTAATGAGTGATGTCCACGGGTCTTTGCCCTGCGCCATGTCTGTAATGAACTGAGCGCTGTGGGGGTCATTCGCAAGCATATCAGTCAGCTTGCGTTCGCGCTCCTCGTAGCCCGATAACTTGTTGTCATATTCGTCATAATCGTCACTGATTTGGCCGAATAAGGCTTCATCATCGGCATACTCTCTGTCGGGGTATTTCTTTTTCAGTCGTTCGCCAAATTGGTCACGTCTGCTCTTAACTTGCTTTTCCTCAGCCATAGTTTCAAATTGATGTTACATGGGTGTTTAATCTATGGCAAAGTTAAGGGTGTTAAATGGGTCGGTATCGTTATCTTTTGAGTTGCTATGTTGTATCTTTGTATTGAGTTTAATACCTTAAAGTGCAGCGCAATGAAGTCTTTCGGAAGTGTTTTGGCCTTTACTCGCGAACGCAATGCAGCGTTGCTAAAGGCATATCGAGAGCAGGTAGATGCAGCGAGTTTTGTTCGGTTGAACGAAATCGGCGAGAAGATTGTTAATTCTCCTTCTCCTCGGTTTTGGGTATCGGAAGAACGTGCGGCGGCGGTGGTGTCAGCTATTATGCGAGGAAAGCCGGTGTTGGAAACAATGCGCCCGACAAAGCGTGAAATGTTTGAGGAAATACACCGCAGGGTGGTAGCTCTAAAAGAACAGCATCCCGATTGGCTTCTTTGTCAGTTGGTCTTTAATGTCGTCCATTCTCCTGCGCCCAAATTCTACATGGAAGCATCATCTGCGCTTGAAAGGCTGTTTAAAATCCGCAATGGCTGGTACGACAATGGAAAAGGGAATTACAGTTTCTAACATAGTCTCAGAAAACGACGAGCGCCGCAATAAAATGTTTTCGCGCTTCAACCCAATCACCGGTGAGGGTTCAGTCGGCGAGCGTGTTGTTGTGTGCATCCCGGACTTCCCATTAAAGAAATTATGGCTACCTAAAGCAATGGCCGACAATACACTTGTCAATGGTCTGGTCAAACACAAGGGTATTGATGGTTTCCTGCGCAATGTCATGGATGTGGAGCCTACTCCCGAAGGTAGGGAAGCGGTTCTTGACCGATTTGTGCGGCTGCGCTGTCTGCATGACTTCCCGTTCTGGGCTGCTACCTTTGTCTATATCAAAAATAAAGATGTAGGTCAGCCAGATTGTCTTTTCCGTCTGACCTACCCGCAACGCCGATTTGTCACTATGCTTGAGCGGATGAGGCTCGCGGGTAAACCTATCCGCATTATTCTGTTGAAGGCTCGTCAGTGGGGAGGCTCCACAACATCACAGCTATACATGGCATGGTTGCAGCTCATCCACCGAACAGGTCTTAACTCCCTTATCATCTCGAACTATAATGAAGGTGCCCGAAAGATTAAGGGTATGTTCAAGAAGATGATTAAGGAATACCCTGTTGCGATGCTTCATGAAGTTGGTGATGTTTATTCAGAGAAGGAGGATAAACTTGTAGGTGTAGAAGGTTCATCTCTGACACAGCTTGTGCCGCAACGTAACGCAACTATCTCAATCGGTTCGTCAGAATCCCCAGACTCCTGCCGTGGCGGTGACTACGCGCTCGTCCATCTTTCCGAGGTCGGTCTTTGGAAAGCGACTGACTGCAAGAAGCCGGAGGATATGGTGCGCTCTGCCTGTTCGGGTGTCCTTTATCGGCCTAACACAATGATTGTGTATGAAAGTACGGCTAATGGTGTAGGCAATTTCTTCCACAACGAATATGTTGCGGCCAAGGACCCGGAAATAAAATCTCAGTTTGAGCCTCTGTTTATTTCTTGGTTCGATATTGAGTTGTATCAACTTCCATTTGAGAGCGAGATTGAGCGGCTCACATTCGCCACATGGCTTTATGAAAACCGGCTCAATAGCTCCACTCGTTCAGACCGCGAGGAGTGCGGCAAATACCTGTGGTGGCTCTGGGAAATAGGTGCCTCGTTGGAGGGTATTCATTGGTATGTTGAGGAACGTGCCAAGTACCACGACCACGGTTCTATGGCTTCTGAATATCCCTCTGATGATGTGGAGGCGTTCGTTAACTCTGGCTGTGCTGTATTCGACAAATATTGTGTTGAGGCTATGCGTCCTACGACAAAGGCACCTGCTCGATATATTGGTGACATATATGCCTTTGGTGATGAGGGCGAGGACGCGCTAAGGGATTTGCGTTTCAAGGCCGATGCGCAGGGATTGTTGTGGGTGTGGAATCTGCCGGACCCTGTAAGCCCTAATGACCCGGAAGAGGTAACTAACCGCTACCTTACTGTTGTCGATGTTGGTGGTCGCTCCCATAAAGCTGACTGGTCTGTTATCGTGGTGTTTGACCGTCTGTTGATGATGGACGGCGGTAAGCCTTCTGTTGTGGCGCAATGGTACGGTCATATCGACATGGACCTCCTGGCATGGAAAGCTGCTCAGATTGCGGCGTTTTATGACAACTCCCTGCTCGTCATAGAGAGCAACACACTTGAAACCCACGATAAGGAGCGCAATGTTGACGGTGACCAATCGGCTGCTATACTCAATCAGATTAAGGGTATTTATCCAAACCTGTATGCTCGCAAGCAATCAGAGGACGCGATTATTCAAGGCTTGCCTGTTCGTTATGGCTTCCACACCAATGTTGCTACTAAGCCGATGATTATCTCAACGCTTGTAAAGGTTATCCGCGAGGGTCTTTATATTGAGCGTGACAAGCGTTGTATTGATGAGTTTTTGAACTACGAGAAGAAACCTAACGGTTCTTTCGGCGCAAAGGCAGGAACACATGATGACTTGCTGATGACACGTGCCATTGGTCTGCACATCTGCTTCTATGAAATGGAACTGCCGCAAGTCGTAACTCGCGGCAGAAACAATCTGAAATATGCTCCGAAAGTTGTATCGGCGGCTTCGCTTTAAGCCCGTGCGGGTTGCATGGTAGGTTCTTGTCTTTTTACAGCCCCATACAATTGGTTCACAGCGTTCATATTCGCCCCCTGCTGCGCTTGTGCCATGAGTTCCGGCGATACACCCTCTGGCACCTGTCCCGCCTCCAACTGTTCTTTCTGCGATTGGATGCTCTGCAGTAATTGGTCTGCAAAGGGGAAATTGCCCGCCTGTAGGAGTTGCTCAAGCGAGATGGCTTGCTGTCGCCACAATTGCATGAGGAAGTCGTTTGCCATTGCGCGGTATGCCGGTGTCGCGGTGCTCGGAACGATTGATAGGTCAAATTCCACATCGCGGATTTTGCGTGGGTCATAATCCATCTGTATTCCGGCACGCCCTGCGATGTTAAATATTTTCTTAGGGTCGTAATACTGCTGAATATTCTTCATATCCTTGTAGGCTGCATCGCGGACAAACTCGCTGAAGGTGTCAAGTAAGTCGAGCAATGATGTGGTAGCGTTCTGCGTCTGCTGATTGTAGAGTGCCGCCGACATTCCGGCATAACCAGGTTTCCCCTGCAAGGCTCCGTTCACACCCGATATGTCCTCAAAGAATTTGAGTTGCAGGTTCAGCAACTCGTTAATGCCTATGTTAGTTGAGTTGGCTTGTACCTGCTGAGGAAGGTCGCGGTGATTCTTGCTCGGTGTATAGACTATCACGCCGTCATGTCGGCTCCACATATCGGCAAAGTCCTCCGGCGACATCCCTTTCGGGATGCAGTCGCTCGGTATCATCAGCACACCTTTGGCTGATGCTCTCATTATCCAATCGTACAGGGTAATGAGGCGGTTGGTGTATCGCTGTTGGTCGATTACATCACTCACAAATGAATGTATCTCGCCGTCAATGAATGGATATGCCTTGAATACGTATGGATGGCTCTTGTGCTCATAAGGCGTTTCTCCTTCTCTGAGTATATCGCCGAATGGCGTTAGGAAATAGAAATACCAATAGGAGTCCATAAACCACTCGGCACGGATAAGCGGAATCTCCTCCTGTGGCATCCCTGCTGCCAGTCCTTGCATTATACGCCTTGTGTTTTCCTCAACTACCATTTCGTTATAGTCTTCAAGGTCTATCTTGAAAACATCGCCATTGTTGTAGTCGTGGCACCAATATCTCGGCTTTGTTTCCTTTCTCCATATCTCGATTACTCTACATAGGCTTTCATTACGCGGTACAAGGAAATCCATTTCAGGCGATTGGCTGTAGCCAAACTGTTCCCATGCCTGTGTGAGCACAAGCTTCTCCCTCGCAGCTCGGTATATCTGTGTGAGTTTGGCATAGTCGGTGGGGGATTTGGCAAATTCGTGGCACACATCTTCAAAGGTGACATCATGTATCTCGCCTACGCACGAACAGTCCCACGCACGGAAGTCTCGCATATTATTGTCGATAAAGAAATTGTTAGGCTGGACATACTCTGTCCAACAATCCTCTTTATCATTAATCTGTCCGAACCTCTTGCGGTGTACTATCATGCCGGAGATAAGAAATTCTTCCATCGTTCGTGCATACAGTTCTGTCATGCGATTCAACTGCATATTGTATTGCAACAGCGTAGACATTGTTTCGGCTAATTTCTGCTCGTCTCGGTCGCGGGCGTAGCACGTTGGCTCGGTCGTTTGACCGCGGTACACACCGATTACATTCCTCACAAGTCTGCGTATAAGGTTGTTCTTCAGTGGGATGTGGCCTTGCTTCATAATGTATTGCTCTTCGGTCATTCTTATGCCGTTCACACACACGATGTCGCTCCATTGGTCACCGTAGTTATAACGCTTATTCCGCTCTCGTTCACGGCGAAAGCGGTGCATATTTTGATATAGTGTTTGTGCTTGCAACAGAACATCAGTAGCCCTGCGCATATCATCGCCCTGCGCCTGTGCTCTTGCGATACTATCCATATCTTCAACACTCGCAGGGCGAACTTTGCTTAATCTGTTCAGTTTTATTGCCATGTCTTATTCGGTGAATGTATCGGTGGCAACCTTTAGCTCGCTGCCAACTTGTTTGCAGCAAAGTTACTCACCACCGATACATCTTGAACTTTATCTGTTGAATTACATTGCAGCCTTTTGAACCAATTCCTTTTTCAGACTGTCTGCACGCTCTCTCAATTGGACGGAGAATTCTTCATTTTGGGATTGTTTAATGGCGTTTTCGATTCTGTTTATCTGAAGCATGTAACTACGCAGCATCATATGCCGTTGTCCCTGCTCACTCTCCAGCCACTTCGAGATTTTACCTGCTGCTCCCAGCACACTATCCTGTCGTGCGTTTTCGCAAAGCTTGCGATAATATTGCTGGGAGTCCTCATACTCCGTGCGGAGCTTGAAGTATTCATTGCTGAACCTGCGCTCGACGGCTCTTTCATCGGAACTCTGCAGGAACTTGCGCACGACAGGTACATTGCGCAACTCCCTCGCGTCTTCGTTCCACAGCATGGATATGGTCTTGCCAAAGCCATTTACAGTTTTTCCAACACCGCCGGAATATGATTCAAGAAGATGCTCTACAATAGCGGGATTGATGTCACCGCTATACCAGTGCTGAGGATATGAGGTAACTCCGAACTCATCGGTTGTGGCACCGGCTTCCGACAGCATCTTGGAAACATCCACAAGTAATCCGTTAGTACCTTTGTACGCCTTGCTCCACTCCGGGTCATTCTCATTCCAAGGAGTCTTTTTGTATATGGGCTTGCCGAAGTAATCGACATTGCGTTCTACCTGCACCAGCGGCTGCACAATTGTCGGCGCGAAGTTCACCAGATTGTCGCCACCGTTGCCGGTCCAGTCTATCGGCATTATCCCGCTGAATGACTCAACCCCTTTCAGCACGGCATCCTCGGTTGTCTCCTTGCCATTCATGGTGCTGTAGGCTATTTCGCCTATCCCGTAGAATGGTCTCAGCTCATGCGCTATCGGAATCGTGAGCCACTTCTTCGTAAATGGTACATAGATGCATATGTTGTTGCGGCGCACCCATTCGGGAAGATTCCAATAGTCATCTTCCTCATCTCCGAACAGCGAGGCAAATATGGCCGATACCATCGGAACAAGGAATCCTGCCGACAAGAACGATGCCATCGCGACTGATGACTTGACCGGATTGTTCTTTACAAGACGTCCGGCATTTGCCATAGCCTGCATACATGCGTTGAAGAACACATAGAGGAAGTTGAGCTGACGTGCGCCCCATGCCCCGCTGCCTTTTCTGTTGAAGTTCACGGTTATCTCCTTTGCGTCGCTGATGCTCCGGCTGATGGTTCTGCCGCTCTGTCGGGAGGTCATGTAAACTCCGAAACGTGTTGTATCCTCGGCTGCGCGGTTCATGAACTCAACGCCGTTCCAAAAACTTCTCCACGCTTTCTTAGGCAAATGTTCGACCCCGCCCTGCGCTTCCCGGAGGAACCGCTGCATCTCTTTCTTGACTTTATCGACCGTGTTCAGCTGCGTAAAGCCGGTCTCTCCGCCATTACGCAGGAACTCCTTGAAATACCGCTCTATGTCCACATTGTCATCAAGTATGCCTTTTTCCCACTTGGATAGGAGACGAGGCAGTGAAGCCTTGGCGAGAATGTTCGTTATGTTCCATGCATACTTACGGGCATAACGCGCATCCTCTTTTATAGTTACAGCCGTACCGGCAAACATAAGGTCTCGCGAGAGATTGCCGACAATAAATTCGGGATTCCATGTCGTGAACGCCCTTGACATAAAGTTCTTGACTTCCTGTGCGAGCTGCGCTATTTTTGTCTTTTCTCCCGCATCGGGATTCAACATGCCGTTGATGGCGCGGGCCGCTCTCGGGTCTCCATTGACATAGATGCAGAATTCCTCGCCGTTTCGCTTCACCTTGACCATATGCTGCGCGGGTTCGCTTTGAACGGTATTCAGTCCGAGTTGCAGACCTGCGCAGCGTTTTGTGGCATCGCCGACAGATTCCAGCGCAAGCATGTCGGCCTCATGCTGTTTGACAATCGCATCGACTAAGTCTGCGTCCGCATCCGCAGGTATGACAGGATTGTCGGGCAACCATGAGCCGTCAGCCTGTCTGACATACCACTGCTTGTTGACGGTAAGCAGGTCGGTCTGGTGATTCAATGCGAGGTTGAGGAATCTCTGCTTCATTATGTTGCGGTTGGCTTCCATGATTGTTCGTTGCGCGTCAGTGACTATCGTGGCAAACGGGTCATCGGCGACACTGCTGCGCCCATAGGCTTTCATCAGTGCCGAACCAAGTCCGTATCCACCGCCCGTATACTCGTACACATCTGCTGCGACTGTCTCTTCCCAGCCCTTGAGCGGGATGTAGTTCTTATACTGTGTGCGGATGGTGTCATACATATCTCTGCTCAACAGTCCGCTGGTGTAGCGGGTGGTAAGCATCGCTTTTGTCGCGGCATTGACGGTCTTCCATAGCGAGGATGTGTCAACTGCCGCCTCGTAGGCTCTCACCATCTGAGCGGCCGCAATTTCCGCATCTGCCACGTCCTGTTCGCCTGTGAGGGCAGTAAGACCGGCGTAGTCGGTAGCGTCAGCCTTGTCGGAGTCTACGCCGTTGGCAATTGCCTGTGCACGCATAAACGCATTGCGTTCAAGACCATGTTTTGCCAAGACATAGTCAATCAGCTCTCCATACTTCCGCTTATGTTCTTTGCCGCTGCATATTTCCGCAATAGCATCGAACATTGGCTTCATATACTCACGCTTGTATTCCTCTTCACCGCTCTTGTTTCGGCTGCTCAGCTGATTCTCGTACTCATACGCATCTTCGTGAGACTCAATCTCGCTGCCGGTTTCATGGCTCACGGCCTCCTGCAGAACACGCAGGGAGCGCATGCCGTCCATATACGCCTCATGAAGCTGCGCGGCATGGTTTGTCCTCTTCTCGGCTCTCTTGTCGCCGGGATTCTCCTTCTTCCTGGTACGCACGCGCTCGTCATACTCCCTGCGCGCGGCTCCGTTCGAGACGGTTCGGAAACGCAAATCATCATCTGTGAGCGGATTCTCAAAATTTTTTATTACCTTTGCAGCATCTTCAAGGACTTGCCTGTCTATTTCCTGCTGAACCGGTTGTGACGCTGAGGAGAGATAGGCAAGTCCTTTTGATTTGTCTACCCATCTCAACGTATGATTGTTTACAATAGGCTCCACGATATTCTTGAAATCCCTTCCATGAAATGAGCGCACGTCATTCACCTCCAGATACGCGTCCCCGTTCTGCATCTGTCTCTTCAACTCAATAGCGACACACACGTTTTTCCCGGTTCGGTCTTTCATGTCGGTCAATACTCCGATAGTATCCTCGCTGCGTTGGAAAATAAATATCGGGGAGGCCAAGTGGTTTGGCATATTCATTATTGCGGACACATCCACATCATGCTTCTTCTCAGAGCCTTTTCGGATTACACGTTGACGCATTACGATAGGCAGGTTAGGCAGGAAGTTGCGCATCGCGCCTCGCGGATAACCAAGATGAAGAATTTCATGAGGTTTCATCTCGCCATTCTGATAGCGGGTAAGTTCTTCGTTGAATCGCTTGTTGGCCACTTCGATATTCGCATATCCCTCACGTTCCCATACGCTTTCTATTCGGTCAAGCCCTAACTCCTCACGCTTGACGGCATCGCGGGCCATATCCACATAGTCCATGCCGGATGGCTCATTGGGTGTCGAGCCTCTCGACCGGAGCTTCTCATGGCTACGCCACAGCATGTAACGCAGCTCGTTGTCACCGAGTCTTACCCATTTCGGGAGTTTCAACGCGCCGAGAAATTTGTTGATGGCTTCCAATACCTTGGCTTTGAGCTTCGCCCAAATGCCGCGCTCGGCTTTGGTAAAGTCCTCAAAACCTTTCTCTGCCATGCGCCCCAACAGCTCATCTACGGCCACGCGGCGAGCATGGGCATAACCTTTGCCCGGCTCATTCATGAAGCGTCGGGTGGTTTCTTCATCCACCTGCTCCTTCAAATCATCTTTGAGATGGTCATACACTTCATCGCAGAAGGCATCATAGTTTTCCTCGCCAATCATTTCTCGTAGACCTTTGTGTGCGACAACCTCATGAAACACCGTTTCTGCAACGTCCTCGACATTTGCATTGTTGGGGATGACAATCACAACTTCGCCGGTGGCAGGGGCGTAGAAACCTTTGCTCTTGCGCATACGCGCCTGTCGCTCGGCATTGTCGCTTGTCAGTTCCTTAGCATCAGCTACAATGCGAATAGGTGTGTTGAACTTCTTCGACATTCTTTCGGCATAGCTGCTTTTGGCTTCGGGTGAAGTCTGAGCCATCTCCTGCTGACGTGCATTGATGCGCTCAATCTCCTGGTCGGTCACATATTCAGCCTTGCCAAAATCTGCTTCGTCTGTAACTGTGCCGGTGGCCTCCTCGCTGATTGCAACACCGAGGCGCTCCAATTCGGTTCGGAGTTGAGGCTGTACGACATTGTAAGGAATAGCAATGTCGGTGCCGTCAAGCTGTGCGGCAATCATCTGTGCGACCTCACGGAAAGGCACGATGCGCACAGGGCGGTCGTAGCGAGTGAGGATTACACGGCGAGGTCTGCCGAGTTCGGCCAACTGGCCGCTAACGCTGCCGCTATGCCATGAGATTTCACCTACTGCGTCCTTAGCCATGTGTGCGCGATAACCGCTTGTCAGTTCACTCTCCGGCACCTCGACCTCAACGGTCACAAGGTTGGGGCGAATGTATGCAGCTGAGAATTGGTCGTTGAGGACTGTGCGCGAAGTATGCGCATAAGGATTGTAGGCTACGGTGAGTGTACCTTTGCCGAGTCCTTTGTCAATAACGACATAACCCTGTTCAACACCGTCACGGCCAATCTTCGTGCCTTTGATGATTTCGGGGTGTTCCTCGCTCTGTTCCGGCACTCCAAGTCTGATTTCGGGAGTTGTCTTGCCGCCTACCTTTGTCGCCATAGGAGAGTAGAGTCGGCCGTCAATAACCTGCATAGTGCGGTATGCCTTGACGGTCTTGCCCTCTGCGAACTCTGTAAGAATAGCATCGTCCTCAACCTCACGGTAACGTATTTCGCTATCCGGCGATGCTCCATACTCGCTGCCCGGCTCATACAACAGGCCGTCATCATTGGCGCTCCTTGTGTTGTTACCCTCAACGTTTACCACATGAAGCAGTGTCGTACCACCAACCTTGTTGAGATTGTCTTTCAAGTTGCTGTATGCAACCATCTTGGAGCCTTCGTGTGTGAAGTCGCCGTAAAGTATTGCAGACTCTCCACCAAACTGAATGACACGCTCGGATATGTATCGGGCAATTTCGTCTGATTTAGTAGGTAACTTGGTGAATGGAGTGTGGATATTGCCGACAATTCTCCCTGCTCGTGAGAGTATGATAAATGACATCTTTGCTCGGTCGCCCATGCGCTGCGAGTTGAGAAATTTGGCAACATCTTCCGAACCGCGAACCAACGGCTGTGCCATGGGGTCGTAGTCCGGGGCGAAAATCTGCTTGTCTAATGTGTGGACGGTGAGCGCATTTTCTTTTTCGGGTGTGCGCTTCTCGCCTGTGCCGGAGTTGTTGTTGGTGTCGAAGGTGCCGTATTTGCCTGTCTTGAGGTTGATGATTACTCCAGTTACAGGCACATCGGACATTTCGCCAATCTTCTTGAGCATCTGAACATCCTGCGGTGAACACATGAGGTTGCCGCTCGGATGGTTATGCACAAAATAAACTTGGTCGGGTCGGATGCGGTTATATGCGAGTGAGGCGGTAGGAATATCAACCATTGTGGCGGTGAATGTTCCCATGCCGAGTTCAACTACCGTTGGCTTGCCGTCCTTGACGAGAACGACAAACGAATGTTCCTTTGCAGCATCTTCGAGAGCCGAGAATATAAACGCAACATCATCGGCGCTCTCAATCTTCTCACCACTTGTGAAGTTGAAAGAACCGCTCTCTCTGAATACGCGTTCTATAAGGCTGAACTCACCGGCTTCTTTGTCTAATCGACTATTATGTCGGTTGAGGCCGGTATCACCTTGCCGTTGTAGATCGTTGGCTCCGCTCCGCATACCGACTTCATTGCCTCCTGCGTTTTCTCCGATGAAGTCAAAGTCGAATAAGCCTCCGTAGCCTTCTGAATTTTCAGAGGTGTAGTTGATTGTTTTTCCGTCCTGTGTTTCATATCTGCTTGCAACCTTTAGCTCGCCGTCATCTCGTCTGACGGCAAAGTTAGCATTTTCTTCTGAATATGACGCAATAGGCTCACTCGCGGCATCTTCGCTGTCCTCCTCGGTAAGCTCGATATTGGATGCCGCCTCTACGTCTTTATCCATTTCGGCATACTTGGCCTCCTTTGCGGCCATTTCCGCTTTCATCAAGTCCTCGTATTCGCTGAGCTTTTCTTCTGCTTTGGCGAGTTCCTCGGTGAATTGGAACGGAACACCATCACGCGCGGACATGGATTGCAGTTCAGCGTTGTTGCGCTCGATTGAGCGCTCCGCAGCTTCAATGCGACCACGGAAGTCCTCGCCGCTGACAACATCTTCTAAGATTTCAGTCATGGCATTCTTAATGACATTGCCCCTTACCGGCATGGCTTCTATTCCGAGTTCGGGACATGAGTAGGTCATTTTGGCAGGAGCGGAGTAGAACAAATCGCCCTGCTGACCTTGCTTTATTTCCCTATTGATTTCGGTATGAATATGGAAATCGAAGCCTCCAACGGAGATAGTAATATCCGATGTGGCCGGACGAGAGGAGTAGCCCGATTTGCGGACTTGCTCTTGCAGTTCGGCCTTGCGTTTGTTCTGCTCGGTAAAGAAGTCCTCCATTGCATCAACAGAGGGGAAAGAGAGCTTACCAACAGTTATTTCGCCAATAGTTGCGGCCTCAACCTTTTCAAGATAAGACTTGTTTTCGGCAATGTACTTCTCTGACTCTCTGTTCTGCCCGGCTATCTGACGTTTGCGATTGTGGATATAGGTTTGGTCGGCCTCCCACGCTTTACGCTTCGCAGTCAGTTTGCGAACTTCTTTCTCAATCTGATTTTTTAGCATGGCATATTCGGAGCCGGAGAGCTGTGCGGTGATGTCGCCAAACAGATCTTGGTCTTCTTCCAATGCACGGTTTTCCATTGAGTTCTCCATGAGTTGCTTGCCGTTCATGATGCTGTCGGCAATCGCGCCTTTGGTTTTCAATCGCTGATAGGCTGTAACGTCAAGGCTATCCTCCACACCGAAACGTAGCACACGAACAGGAATGCCCCATTCATTGTGCAGGTTGCCCTGTCGAAGAATACGGCCATTACGCTGAGTGTAGTCCATAGGGCGGTTAGGTGCATCGAGGTGGATAAGCGTGTGGAGGCGCTCTTGAATGTTCACACCAGTACCGAGTTTGAATGTACTACCCATGACTACACGAATCTCTCCGGCATTCACTCTGCTGAAGATTTCGAGCTTCTTGTTTACGGTCATGCCCGATTTCATCACAACAATTTGTTCCTCCGGCACACCTGCGGCTACGAGCTTCTTGCGAATATCCTCATAGAGATTAAAGCCGGAAGCCTTGTTTTGGTAGTTGTCGGCAAAGATAGCAACGGTGCCTTTGTAATCTTTGGCTTCTTCAAGGGTGCGGAGCGTCTGACGCACGGCCTCATTGGTCTTGCTGTTGGGGTCGTCCTCTGCATCTGACTGAACGAGTCGAGCATCAACGGCGGCGGCTTTGGCAATACCATACATCACAAGGGGAATGTGGCTGTTCTCTTTCTTCTCCTTGCCGCTCATCTTGTCGTAATCGTCAAGCTGTTCCTTGACAAACTTCATGATTGAGCGCAGGGCGCGGGTCTGAGGCAGGAAGATGTCTTGCGCTTTGCCGCCCTCCATTTGAGGTATCTTGTCACTTACGCCTCCGGCCTCGCGTGTCAGCACCGTGTCGGCCACGGTAGACCAAATGCGCACAAGTTCGGGCAGGTTTACATATCCTGCAAAGCGATTGTTCGCTTTATACTTGCCGCTTGTGGTGAACTCCAACATCTGTTGCAGGTTGCCGAAGTTACGCACAAAATCATCGAAGTAGTAGATGCCATAGTCTTTCATTACATCGGCCGGCATAAGATAGCGCATGAACGTCCATATCTCTGCGGCGGTGTTGGAGATAGGTGTACCGGTCGCAAAAACAACATTCTTGCCGCCGGTCTTTTCAAGAACGGCCTGTGCTTTGAGGAATACTCCCTGCGACTTCTTGCTGAAAGACGGGTCTACACCTTTCACACCGCGCTGCATGGCGGTAGCAAAGCCGAGGTGTTTATACTCGTGAGCCTCATCGACAAGGATTGCATCAATGCCCATGCTGTCGAAGTCCTCAACATCATCAGTGGCACGGTCGAGCATTTCCCTTGCCTTGACCTCTGCGTTCTGTCGGGTGACAGCGGCTTTCTTAGCGTCCTTTTCTTTCTTCTTGTAGGTGGCTCCACCGTTTCAGCTTCTCAATCTCACGCTCGGCGGCACGAACAATCATGCTCTTTCCGTCCGGGTCTGCATCTTTCATTTGGTCAAGCACAAGCATTTTCTCCTCAATCTTGTCTTGGATAAACTGCGTCTGACGCTCAACACTATCGGGAATGCGCTCGAATACGGATTGAGGCACAACAATCATGTCCCAATCATTGAACTTGATTTTGGCATAGAAAGCTCTACGACCCTCTGCGTTGCGGTCTGCATCTTCAAGGGTCAGCACTTTGGCATTGGGATAGAGAGCCTTTGCACTTGCCACGAATTGGCCAACGGTGGCATTCTGCACTACAATCATGGGCTTTCGTGCGGTACCGAGGCGGCGCATTTCCATTGCCGTGGTGATAAGGGTATAGGTCTTGCCGGTGCCTACCTCATGAGCCAACAGAACAGGTTGTGTGGTGGCACGGATGACAGCCTTTGCTTGGTGCGGGCGCAGACGGAAAGGTTTACCACCTACGGTCGTGGCGGCTCCTCCGAAATGTTCCGGCACAAATTCATCGGGGATTGACTTAGGAACGGAGTTGTTAAACTTCTCGTTGTACTTCTCCTCCATACGCATAGACAGGGCCGGGTCGTTCTGCATCTGCTCGCGCGCCCAATCCTTAAAGTCCTGGCGAATCTCATCAACCTTAGTGGCACAGGCGGTGGTGGCGGCGGGGTCGGTTTCGGTGTGGGAGCCTCCGTCACTGTCCTTAACAGTCCTGCTGACGGTGATTGTCTTATTGGTGAGTGCGGCCTCTATGAGTTTATGGCCGGGTATGAGTATGCCAAACGACTCACTGCGCACACCCATTTCGGTATTCTTGGGTTTGTCGGTATCCCATGGTTCATTCATGTGCCATGTGCCTCCGGCATTGGTAAGGTTGACCTCCAACTCGGTGCGCTCCTTGATGTATCTTTCGTAGAGCTGCGGTTCAATCCATGAGGAGCCAAGCGCAAACTCGATGAGGTGCGCAGGTATGTTCATAGGCACAACGGCCTCCAGAGCCTTGATGTTGGCATCATAGGCACCTCCAGCGGCTTCATTGGCTTCTATTGCCTGACGCAGTTTTTCACGCATATTACCGCTGAGGTATTCATACGATACCTCCATTTGGCCTGTGGTCGGGTCAACAAAGCCAAGTCCGCTCTCTACAATCTCCCGCTTGACATCATCCCGCGACTTGCCTAACTGAGTGGCAAGATACTCGGTGTCGATGCGGCCATACTTGTAGATACTTGCAATGATACCGTCCTTGACATTTTTCGGGGTCGGCTCACTCTCTTTCTCTACAACACGGCGGCTGAAGATGTCGGTCTTGCCGTAGGTCTTTACCTTTGTGCCGTCCTTGTTGCCCTTCTCGGAATAGGTTTCCAGTGCAACAATGCTTGAGAAGTCAACATCATTGCGCAGCCATGCGAGGTTGTTATTCTTGTTGAGGTTGCCGTAACGTTGCACGAAGGTGTCATAGGCGCGGTTGAGGCGGTCGAGGAGCGGTTGTAAGCCGGCATCATCGTCATGCTCGGTCTGGTACTTCAGAACATCGGCCAATGCAGACTTGATTTCGGTGTAGTCCTTGAAACACTCCTCTTTGGTGCGTCCCTTGATTTTGTTCTTGTTGAGAGTCAGAGGTACGGCACGGCCCATTCGGGCTACACACAGGTTGCCCTCGGAGTCAGTTACCATGCTGCCCTCCTTTACTCCCTCTCCCAGAGCCTCATTGATTTGTGAGGTCTGCTCGGCGGCTTTGCCCTGCTCCTTGCTCCAATCCATTTCAGCAAGATGCTGAACCCATGCCGCTAAACGTGCGGGTTGGTCGGCGGTACGAGTTGGGAATAATCCAATAGATGTAGGTCGGTAGGTGTCGCCCTGCTCAAAGCCAAAGAACATTTCACCGCCCATGTGTTCGGGGTGTTCAATGAAATAGCGATTGACGTAAAGAGGCAGGTCTTTGGTCTTACCTCGTACATCCGTGAATGTCACGGTTCTCGCAGGTGTCACGGTGCTTACGTCTATGGCGTTTGCACTCTTGCGGCCATTTACGCGCTTTCGTATTACAATGATGTCAGATGTGGCGGCGGTGCCTCCGAATGTCTGATTATTCATTCGGAATACCCCTACAACATCGGCGTTGCCCTCTTTATCGCCGATAAGCCAGTTGCGCAGCTTCTGGGATTTGTCGAGGGTGCCGCTTGACGTAATGAAGATACCTATACCTCCATCGCGCAGTTTGCGAACATTCTTTGCAATGCAGAAATCATGGATGTCGCGGAATTTCTTAGAAAGGTCGCTGTCGCCGCTTTCGTCCATAACATGAAGCCCGGTAACGAAAGGAACATTGGTAATGGCAAGGTCCACGCTGCCGTTGGCGATGCGTGTTTTCTCAAAGCCTTGGACCTCCACTTGTGCGTCCGGGTAGAGCAACGACAGGATGCCGCCGGTGGTATTGTCAATCTCCACGGCGTGAATATTACTGCGCTCGCTGATGTCAGTAGGCATTAAGCCTATGATATTGCCAATACCTGCAGAACCTTCAACAATGTTGCCTCCCTTGAATCCGAGAGCCTTTGCAATATCCCACATAGCATCAATGACAGGTGCCGGTGTGTAGTATGCGCTGTTGCGGCTCATCACGGCTGCTTCGTATTCCTCGGGGGTCAGTATCTCGCGGAGGCGTTTGTTGATAGGATTGGGCGACCAAGCATTGCCCTCATTGAAAGCGGAGCCAAGACCGCCCCAACCACTATACCTGCGGAGTATGGCCATCTCCTGCGGTGTGGCCGTGGCTCCTGTGGCAAGCAGTTTCTTTGCAAGCTCAATGGCGGCGATGTTAGCATCTATGCGCGCCTTTTCTCCTTTGGGAGCATAATCAACACCACGCTCGGCATGGTTATTGCGTGTGTTCCTGGGTGTGGTTACACCTCGCTCGCTCTGATGCTGTCCAGATACTCCTGCGCCTCTGCCGGTGTCAGACACAGAATGCTCTCCACTACGCTGAGCCACTCTTCCTCCGTCAGTTCGCTCAACTTCATGTTTTGCGCCCTCTCCCAACGGTTCATTATGTCGCGGTTGCTGTCCCCCTCGCCCGGTTTCTTCGGGGCGAGGTTGTACGTCAGTTTTCTTTTCATCGGATTTCGGTTTAGATGTTGTTTCTGATTTGGGTTTACGCTCGGTCGTTACCTTCAGCTCGTCAATCTGCTCACACACGGCCACACGCTTACCTGCGCGAACCATCTGCGGAAGATACTTGTCGAGGGCATGATGCGGAAACTCGGTAAATGGAATCTCCCCGCCGTCCTTAGTAAACTTGGAAAGCGGCAGGTTAAGTAGGTCGGCAACCACCTCGGCATCGGCAGACAACACTTGATAGTTGTTGCCGGAGCGAAAGAGTAACAGAGCATCGGGGTGTTTCTGCTTCATAGCCTCATGCTGTCCGTGGAGTTTGACAAGGTTGTCATTCTTTGCTTTGGATGGCTTCAAACCACCACCTTTCAAGATGTCGGCCACCTTCTTTGTGGCAGGTTCAAGCTCCTTGCCTTTCGCAGGTGCGGTTGTCTGCGGCTGCTCATCGAACAGACCGCCGAACAAATCACCAATGGGCAGTTGCGGCTCTACGCTTGGAGATTGCGGCTCCTTATCGGCTGCGACACGTTTTGCCATATCCACCATATCCTCGCCGGGTTGAGGAGTGAGAGTGGTGGCGGGCTTTACCTGCTCTTCGGGAAGATATGAGCGAACTAATCGGCGAATATCGGAGAGGAACTCGTCATAGGGGATTGTGGGCCGCGTGTTATGGTTGCTCGATTCATAGCGGCTCATGCCGCCTTTGCCGGTGTTCTCAACACGATACATGATGCCTGTGAGCATCAAATCCTCATCATATCTGTCCTCGCGACCACCTTCTCGCCACGGCTCGTTCTTGTCGAGGCTTAGCCAGATTGACAACTCGCGGGCCTCTGTAAGTGGCAGGGTGATATAAACCTCACCACCGGCGGGGGCGACATTGCTTCGGGCAATCTTGCTACCGAAGCCATATTTTGATTTGCGCACCTTATCTTTGGGGTCTATGGTAATGCCGAGGTCGTTTGCCAACTGTGTGGCGAGGCGGTGTGCATCCTGCACGGCCTTACGCTACGCATTGCGCATATAGCCGTAGGCCTCGTTG